GTTACGAGTTGCGTCAAGGTCTGATTGTAGTTTGACGGAATATTCGCCTCGGGTGTTGGCCTCCCATTTTGATAGCATGGGCAAATCTGACTCGTCGCCACAGATTGCGACGGCATCAGGCTTGATGGCCTTAATAAAAGAAATAACGTTAGCGGTAGCTTTTGGATGATTATATGGAATCTGGAGGTCTGGAACAATAACAAGTCTAATCGTAATCTTCCATTTCGTCAGGAACATCTTCCCATAGATCATCGTCCTCTTCATCATCTACTTCTTCATCTTCTTCGATGATGGTTTGCCCTGGGAATGTCCACTCTGGCATTTGGTTCAATACTAAGTCAAATGATTCTTTACGTGTAAATCCAGCTTTGAGATATGCCTGAAGTAATCGCTGCGCTTCGACAGCCATCGTCAGCATAGGCGTTAAGGGTTCGGACATGAGGACGAAATCTTCTTTTGGTGTCTGTTCTTCCATGCTGAACCCCCTACGCTGATACTAGGATAGCGTCTTGTTGAGAATTATTTTATAAATGTCGTCCACACGCTGCTCTAGGCGCGTAATCTGGTCTTTCATGCTTGACCCAGAGTTAGGACGTAGTTCAGCCAGGTAGTGCTTCACTAGGAATTGAACGATGCCAGTAATACCGCCAAGCGCTGTAAAAGCTACGGCAATAACGGCAATCCAATCCCCGACGCTCATGCTTTCTTTTTCCCGTTCGCGCCAGATAAGCCAGCAGCAACTACAGCTGAGAGAATGGATCTATAGTCCAACTCGAAATTAGTGGCTTGCCAGCACACTAAAAAGCCAGTTATGCCCATCATGATCTGCTTGGTGTCTAGTTTCATTTCTTTAGACTCTCTACTTGGAAGGGTTTTCCGTCATTGTCGCCCGATGGTGTAAAGCTAATGTGAATGTGATGCGCATGTGGGTTGCCTTTGTAGGTACGCCACTTCCAGGCCATGCGTGGGCTAGCGATTTTGCCATGATGGATTATGTAGGAAATACGCTTCTCGCCAGCTTTAGCAGCTAGGCGAAGTTCCTCGGCTAAATCCCACGATGCGTCTTTGTAATGCTTGGTCAAATCAGCATCTACGTCAATTGCTCGAACCATGCCAGTAGCGTCAGGGTTATGATCTGACGGCCTAGCTTGATGGCGTGTGTCGCCTATCCAGCCATCACTTGATTTATCGCGCTTGGGATAAGTCGCGTTAATCTGTGAACGTAGTTTTTGAGCAGCCTTAGATAGTTTCGGGGTCGTAATCTTCCCACGTCGGGATGCGGTCATCGGCACAGTTTCCAGTTAGCCGAGAAATGCTTTTGCCTCATCCTCGGTCAATCCGAGGTCTATGAGTTTATTTAATGCCGAATCTTTTAACAATTTAGCTTTAGCATTTTCTTCTTTTATTTGCGACCAAATGGCATAACCTTCTTCATGGTCTTTCACGCGGATTTCTTGTTCTTCTGAAGTTAAATCTACCATTTCTTCAGTTCCATCCACATTAACAATTAGTTTTTTTTCCATAATTACGCTCCGTAAATTCTGATGTTTACGCTGTTGAAATTACCTGAACCAGTAGCCCAATCGAAAGAAGTAATCGCGGAAGTGCTCTCAAATATACCATCATTAAATTCTTCATAAACTACAGTTCCGTCAGTTGTATTCCAGTTCCAGCCGGTGAGCATTTTCCAACCTGTAGTGCTTTTTGCTCCGGTTACAATGTAGGAACCACCATTGGAAAAATTATAATAACCAGAAATTCCGTTATTATCGCATCCGCCGTTAATATATGAAACGCGCGTATTATAAGTATTTGCGATAGCCTGTGGCCACAATTGAGAATAATTGTTAGAAGCATCTCGAATATGGCGCATATTTCGCATTCGATAAACTTGATTAGAATTATTATTTATTCTAAATGAGATTTGGGTTCCATCAGTAACTGGCAATAAATCCCACATTACTAAATATTTATCGTAGCCGCTCACACTTAAGGAAATGCTTGCCGTACCAGTAGTTGTTGTAGATGTAACTAGCGACCAGCTATCACCGGCTGCGGTTGGGGTAGCCCATTTCAAGCCAGTAGATTCAGCGCTATCTGCGGTTAATACTTGTCCATTTGTGCCTACAGCAAGTCGAGCCGGTGTATCGGCTGCGGTTGCGCTAATGAGATCGCCTTTAGCATCTACAATGGCATTCTGAATAGCGTTGCTATCATCCTGAGCGACCCAGGTATAATCTAAATCGGTATTTGAGGCTTTGGCTAATACTTGTCCAGTAGTGCCACCTTTGAGATCTACAAATGACGTATCAATCGAATTACCGAGCGTACGCATCGCAGCTGCGCCATCTTTAACCAGGTCGGTATCGTCAGGGGTTTCCCAGCCGAAGTTGGTAGTCGTTGCCATTCGTTCTCCTTTAGGCGACTATTGTCGCGTTTAGCCAGTCTAGTGTACCGGATAGGGTCTGCCACGTCTCAGTATTAGGCACAGAGTTCCAGCGGAACGCCTGAAGCGAGAATGAGAGTGGGCTAAGTAAAATCGTTAGGTCGAGGGTGTTATATCCTGCGCGGAAAGTCCATCCTTCCACAAATCCCTGGAATTGGCCATCGTTCATATTGGCTGGCAAGTCTAGAAGATCTACAGGCATTCCGATAAATACGTTAATAAGCGCATCTCGGTCTTGATTGCTTATGTTGCCATTAACGAGAGGAAAAGTAATCGCATCTAACCCAGGGCGAGGATAAGCGCGTAGCTGAATGTATTGGTCGGCTTGCGCTTCTGCGTCGGCCTTATTTTTTAGATACGTGTTAATACTTTGGCTGAGTGTGCCATATTGAGCAATAGAGGCTGGGTCGGAATCCACGCTCTCATCGCTGAAATTGTTACCAGAAAATATTGTTACATAGTTTCGGACATCGCCACCCTTTGTATAGAGCCTGATGCCTCGTCCGATTGCGTCATTAGCCGATAATTCTACGTAACCATTTGTTGCGAGGTATTGGCCACGATGAGTAGAATCTGCGTATCCGATTCGCCCCTCGGCATCCTCGTAAAGATAACCCAAGCCACTTTGCGCAATATCTCCGGCAAGTGTGTACACGTCAGTAGTTGAAGCTGAGCGAGAAATCATTTCGTAATCGCCAGGCTGATCTATTTCACCTAATCCGGTATTGAGCGCATCTTCCCACGTTTCGGTAGCTTCATAAGTTGCCCAAGTAGTCGCAGCTGGCGCTTGCGCCCAGGTCTGGAATAGTACGCCTTCTAACAGCGTGTAAATTTGATTGCCTTCGTAATCCTGGGATAGAACGCCTTCTGTAGTGGCTTTAGGAAGGCGTGAGAGCGCTCCTAGCGCCGTAATGGTTATAACCTGAACTTGAGCGACGTTACCCAAATCCCTGACTTCTTGGACGATGTCCGAAATGAATCCACCGAATATCGGTTTGTAAGTATTGGTTGAATCTTTAATGCTAATAGTGATGCCTTGATTTATCTCAGTAACGACAGCGCTTAGGTCTAGGTTTATCAACTCTACTTGGCAATAACCGGCTACCGGCTGGCGGTAAATGTCGGTACGGCCTGAAGTGATGGTTAAATTAGCCAAGGTTACATCGGTGTAATCGATGTTATTTATGGTTACTTTCCAAACAGGCGTAAAAGCACTCATTAGAACGCCAGCGCTCCTGCTCCGAGTGTGCCTCGGCTTTGGCTGTTGTTGAGTACGTTAATAATCGTGCGAGCTGTGCCTTCAGGATCTATAGCGCCGTTTACTGTGATGTAGTTGGCCGAGCCGCTACCGAGGCTGGATGTACTTGGGGCGCTCATGGTGGGAACGTCGAATGATGATTGACGCGCACCAAATGGATTGATGTTGCTAAGGAATTGTTTAGCCTGGCTACCGAATCGCACTATGTCGCGGAATCCGTCTACGATTCCTTGAATAGTTACGTTGATAACTTCGAGAACCTTAGCGGTTGCTTGCGCGACAGCATTGAGCGCTTTAAGCGCTTTTTCTAGTCCAGCAACAGCTGAACCTTGACCACCTGTAGCAGTATCGAAAATGGCAAAGAGTTCACCAAATCTGCTGCCCACGTTACGGATTGTCTTGCCAAGTTCATTAGCAATTTCTTCGGCGCTTGTTAGTCGAGTGTTCATTTCAACTACGCGTGGTGATGTCTCACCGATTGCGGTATTTAGTCCACCCTTACCAGTTAAGCCAGCAACGAAAGCATTAAAAGCCGGTACGCCTTCATTGAGTAGGAAATTCGTAAGTTTCCCTAATTGGGGCAAGAGCGCAGCGCCGATAGATTCTTTCGCTTCGTTAAATGCTATTTTAAGACGTTCTACGCGTCCTGCGTAAGTATTGGCAGCTACGTCAGCTTGTCCGCTAAATGTCTTGCTGAGCGATGCGACGGCTCCCTCGAAATCTTTATTTTTAATGATGGATTCATCTATGCCTCCACCTAAACGCTTTAGCGCTCCAAAGTTGCCATCATAGGCTTTGGCTAATGCTTCGCTGACTTGGGCAAGGCTACGGCCTGTGCCAGCCGAAATATCCAGCGCCAGGGTTTGTAAGCGAATAGCTTCATCTATATTTTTAACAGATCTAAACAAGCGCTCAAAGGATGGGCGCAATTCATCGTCAGTAACGCCAACAGCGATGGAAGTTTGGTAAATGTATTCTTCTACGCTTGCGATTTGTGCGTCGGTTGCGTTAGTTACGTTTTGAAGCGTGGCAGCAAGTTTAGCCTGAGCAGCTTCATCTTCTAGCGCAGCTTTCACGCCATCGACGGCCATTTTTAGCGCCAGAGCGCCGATAGCAGCAGCAGCCAGCGCAGCAGCCTTGCCGACTTTAGCAAAGCCAGCTTCTACCTTATCGCCGAATGTCTGTGTTTCCTGGTTAGCCTTGTCCAGGCCTTTGATGAGGTCTGCGGTCTCCGCAAGGATGGAAAGTTTTAAGGTACGACTACCGGCCATTATTTATCCCATTCCTTTAGTATGCGATTAAAGGATTCTTCCCATTTAGCAATAAGTTCACGCTGATTCTCGGTTAGCGTAGGATAAATAAAGTACCCTTGATTGCCTCGCCCTAATCTTGGGGTACGGCGTGGGAATTGCTTGAACCGATTAGATCCAAATTCCATGCCAGGCCAGAGCTGTTGAGTAGTTCCTCCGCCCGAGTATTTCTGAGAAGCAAAGCCGAAAGATAATTCCCCTATCTTAGACGACTTAGCAACGCGAGCACCTTCAGCAATACGTCGAGCGGAAGCTCCTGCGATTTGGCGCGTCTGCGCCTTACGAATAATTTTATCTTTGAGCATCTCAGCGATTTCAGCCGATGCTTGCTTTGCTTGTTCTAGCGCTTCGGCATCCATAGCCTTAAACGCGCGTTTGATACCGGATAGCTCGCTGCGGTCGTACGCGATTCGTACATTATCCACGATTACGCTTCTCCAGTATCTCTATGGCGGTTAAAATATCTTCGGCTGTCTGCCATTCGCTCATCGGGATACCAGTAGCGATAGATAACTCGATAAGCGTCCGGTTTATGCTTCCGGCTGGGTAGCTTTTGGGTCTACTTCACCGACTTCAATATCATCAACGCTGAGAATCCAAGTCTCGAAAGACTTGAGCTGCTTAGCGCCTGAAGTACGGCTCATGGACGTATAAGCCAAGAACATCAAGTCATTCATTCCGATTTCATCGTTTTGACGAATCGTTTTGCCTGTCTTGAGTTCCCATTTTGCCCAATCGGGAGGATTAACAACGTAGGTCGCTTCTTCCCCATTATTAAATTTTATTGTTATAGGTAGTTTCATTAGTGAGCCCCGATCTAGTTACTAGCTGAAAGATTCGGCTGGTGTTCCGATTACTGTGAAGTTAAAGGATACAGTTTGCGCTTCGTTTCCTGCGCCTCCGGCCGTTGGGAAGTCAGGAAGAATTTGGAATGTAAAGGTTGCGCCAGAAGCTGCGGTCATAACAGTATTGATTCCTGTGTCTGGTGAAGCTTCAGCAACGCCCCAAAGGATTTCGCATAGGGAACCAGTTGCGCCCCAGTCTGCGAGCATCTCAACGGCAAAGTTCCATTGATCGTCGGTTACTTTGTAAGCCTTGCCATCTAGGGTCTGGTAGGTCTCGCGTGTGCGTGTATCGCTCAGGATTGCGCTTGTGGTTTGTGCGTCGAAATTGTTACCACCGATGGTAAAGGTAACATCCCGACCTGTGATTACAGTGGTAGGCATTTCGTCTCCTTAGTTGGTTTGCGTGTAATAGGTTGATACGTTGATATCGGCAGATAGCACGTTAGACGCGCCTACCTGGACGATTTGTGGCGTTTCAATTTGTCCTACTACATATCCGGCAGGAATAACTGCCAGAATGCTGATAATGAGCTTCTCTAGGTTGTCTAGGGATGCTGGGTTGGAATTATACGCGACAGCTGCGGTAATTTTGTAGTTGAGCATTACTTTCGTCGTCGCTTTGTTAATAAGATTCGGCTCCATGTATGGCGAGCCAGGAACAATAACTACGGCAGGCGGAATAATTGCCTCAGGTACATAAGAATAAACAGATCCAGCAACAGAGCTAAGTGCTGTGGCGAGTGTGCCTCGTACGTCGGCAGAAATTGAGGATGGAGGCATTACTGAGCCAGCGTTTCAATATCAACCATGTTACCAAGCAAGCCTTGAACACGGCTATAAAGACTACGACCCATTCTGTATGGCGTAGCGGTGAAATCTACGCCTTCAATTTGTCCGCCAGGAGCTGTGCGAGATTGGAATACTTCGACAGCTACAACTAGGACGGCAGATTCTACGTTCTGGTTATTTGCGTAAATAGTAGCGGCATCTTTGCCGGAAAGTGTGGCGCGACCTGTTGGGATGATTGGTCTGCGCTCAATGTCTGCGTTCGTGATGGCTTGGGTAAATACTTGCGAATAAATAATGTTAAAGCCCATGCGATTTACTGTGTAGAACGTAGCGATGTCGTCGGTTACGGCGCGTGAGCCATCGAAAGGCGCTCCGACATTGTTAATCACTACAGTTTGGCCTTCAACGAATCCGTGAGGGCGTACTGTGTAGAAGTAGGCGATGTTATCGACAAGTTCGACGCCTTGAATTGCTGCCTCATGCTCAGTAAGAAGCGGAAGGATTACGCCTTCAGCGGTGTAGATAATGCAATCAAGATATGCGTCATTATAAAGCGAAGAGCTAACGCCTAGCACAGAGCGTAGTTGCGACGCGGTAACGATGCTAGGCATTAGATCTCCTTACGAGCGAGAGAGAGGCGCTCGGGGCAACACGCC